TTGTTCCCGGAAACCAAACTATAACTGCTGAACATATTTACTATAGAAAAATTGGAAATGTTAGTTAAATTCCAATGTACCATATGTTAATAGGAATTGATTATTCTATAACGTGCCCATGCTTATGTTTATTTGATGAACGTAAAACATTTAAGTTTGATAATTGTTTTTTCTATTATCTTACTAATACTAAAAAATATGCTGATAAGATTGCACCAAATATTACTGGTGAATCGTTTCAAGAATATGTACAAGATGTAGATCGGTTTGACACCATATCAGAATGGGCAACCAATCTTTGTATTGGTGCTGCAGATGTTGGAATGGAAGGTTACGCATATGGTGCTAAAGGTAGAGTATTTAATTTAGCAGAAAACATGGGTCTTCTTAAATACAAGCTCTACAAGCATGCGATTCCTGTAACCATCGTAGAACCAGCCAAGGTAAAGAAATGCGCTACAGGCAAAGGTAACGCTGATAAACAGGTAATGTACGATACCTTCAGCAAAGAAACAAACACTGATTTAAAATCAATGTTTAATCAGAAAACTTTAAGCAATCCTGTTACAGATGTTATTGACAGTTATTATGTTTTAAAGGCTTTGATAGAATCTAAAACTTAACGAGCAATTCTTCCAGCATTCATACTTGCACTTGCATCAAGTTTGGCATGAAATCTTTTTGGAACTTGACCACTTCCTTTAATTCTATCAATTACATCTTTAAATTGACTTCCAACAACTTTCTTGGGAGTCAAGGTAGCATCGATTGCTAAAGTTGGTGTACTGGCTTGCCAGTCTCTTTGAACCTTTTTCTTCTTACACTTTGGACATGCTTTCTTACATGGAATTTCTCTATCAGATAGAGATAACATTTCATCAAAGGTATGGTCACATCCATTACATATAAAGGCGTAGTTGGGCATTATTTTTTCTTTCTAAAGGTAATTAGCATGTTTTCAAACAAGAATCCGTAAGAAGGTTCTTTTGGTCTACTAATGAGTTCCATGTTAGCTTCTTTGACAGATCGATTGCCTTTAAATAGATTACATGCTCTACATGCGGCTACCATATTCACCCAAGAAGATGCTCCACCTTTAGAAGTAGGAACAACATGGTCAATAGTAGCATCTTTGTTATTCATCTCTTTTCCACAATATTGGCAGCAATAGAGATCTCGTCTTAAAATATTCTGCCTAGATGCAGCAGCCTTTTTAAAGGGTAACTTGACATAATACTTTAAAATTAAAATTTTAGGAATTTTAATAGTTTTAGATACAGAGACAACTTCAATAAATTCATCTGAGGAATCTCCCCAAACTTTGTCTCTGGCTATTAATTTGTATGCTTTACTAATGGTAATGATATTAAGGGGTGTACTGTCTTGGTTTAACAAGAGGACCTGTTTATTCATACCTTTTAAGTATTTATAGAAATCTAAATATTTCATAGCCATGGATAATAAACAAGATCGTAATTTTTATTGGAATATTAAAGATTTTATGAGTAAACCTCATAATCCTGTAAGTACTCAAACAAATACAAAGAGTATTAAAGAAAGTATTAACGGTATTCTAAATCAGAATGCTCTGTACAAAACAACAAACTTTCAATCTAATATTACATCAGCTAGTCATATTAGTCAAGCAATTAGTGCCGTTGAAAGAAATAACCAAAAGGGTACACCAGATAATATTGGAAATACTAAAAATATTACATCCAATCCATTTGGAATGGTGAATGAAGGAATCTTTGATGATATTGTTGGTGGTTTTAAAAGCTATGGTAATGCCTTTGTAAGTGGAATAAAGGGAATAGCTGAATTAGGACATGGTAATGCTCTTGGATCAGGAGAAACAACTCAATATTCTAATCAACAAAGACCCGAAACTCAGGCTCAAGCTCAACAACAGAATATTAATGTTAAAAATAGAGCTGCAAAAACTTTAACTCCAGAACAACAAAAATTTGAACAAAGTGCATCGGTTCCTATAGATCCTACAATTAATCCTACTAATAATCCTGCTCCAACTAATCAAACTACACCAAGTACAACACCTACTGCAACCACACCACCTCCACCACCACCACCGCCTCCACCACCATCGGATACTCCAACTCAACCTGCTCCTGAAACAGAAGACAGTTCTGGTGATGATGTAAGTGATAAAATTGCTGCTTTAAGAAATGCAAGAGGCCTTTCTGTTCCATCTCGCACATATCGTGGAGCAAATAAATCTAGTAATCAATCAGAGGTACAGAGTGCAAGTAGAGCTCGAAATAACGCAATCCGTGATGCTAATTTAGCTTTACGTTCTACTCCTGAAGGTGAAAAAGCATTCAGACAAGAAAAAGCAAAACGTTCAACAACTCAAGGTAATATAAAACAATCTGATATTGCTTTACGTTATGCAAAACCAGGGCAACGTGTTGCAGATACACAGAGTCCGGAAGAAACAGCAAGAATAGCAAATGAATTTGTTGCTTCACAAAAAGAAGGTAGAAAACCAAATTACCAAGCAACAACCCCAGCTCCAGCTGGAACAATTCCAACTCCAGCAGCACCGGCTGCTGAAGAACCAGCACAACCAGGATTTGATCCATCCAAAAAACAAGTTAGTAACAGAGATGGAACTATTCGTACAATAAACCCAACCCCAGCTCCAGCTGGAACGATTCCTACTCCAACTCCAACCGCTTCAACTGGAACCACTCCTACTCCAGCTCCAGCTGGAACAATTCCTACTTCTGCTGCTCCCGAGGAACAAACCCAACCAGGATTTGATCCATCCAAAAAACAAGTTAGTAACAGAGATGGGACTATTCGGACAATAGAGGAACCCACAGCTCCAGCTTCAGTAAAAATGCCAAGTAAAATACCAATGATAACCAGAGAACCAGTTTCTGCTGAAAAAAATAAAACCGTTAATTCAAAGATTTCCAAAATGACCGCAGCTCCCAAAACTTCATTAGCATAAAATCAATTATAAATACCTTAAAGGAACATTATTATGGACTACATTACCAGATTATATCGCAGCAAAGCCGAACAATTACAAGAACAAGTTAATTTTTTAGAAGCTCAATTGCAACACTTAGCAGAATTTCGTGGAGATGATGTTAATTTTTCTGGTACTGGACAAGGACAACCAACTGTTAGTGATGAGCAACTAAAAGATCAAATGCACAAGCATAAAAGAACTGGATTCTTTAATTCAGAGATTGCAGACGATAAACAAAGTCAAGAATATAGAGATGCTAAAGCTGAATTAGAGCGTAGAAGTAAACCAACAAAGCCAGATACTCAATCTCAAATAATTATCAGGACTCCACCTATGTTTCCTCAAGCTAAAGCTCCAGCAGCTCCAGCAGCTCCAGCTAAAGCTCCAGCTAAAGCTCCAGCGGCTCCAGCTAAAGCTCAGCCCAAGGAAAATAAATCTGGTTCTGTAGCAGATACAGGAGCTGATGCAGGTGGTTATGGTCCACCATCGAGTATGTATGATCCTAATGTAAAAGATGCACCAATTGCTCCACCAGCAAATGCAAGTCCAAGAGTTCAAGCAACAGATGCTAATGGTAACCCATCAAATACACCAGAGGCAAGAGGAAATTTACAAAAGCCTGCGATGAATCCAAGTGACGCACATACTCCAACTGCAACAACCACGGCACGTAGAACTCGTGAGAATGCACAAAGACAAGGTGTTTACAATGATGGTGTAGACCATGGCGGTGCAAGATCACCAGAAACAACTATACCACAAAAAGAAGACGAAAGAGCGTTCTCCCAACCAACCAAAGGCTACAACACTCTTACGGGTGAAACACTTCCACAAGCAGAAAAACGTATTGCTGCTTATAAAAAATCTGGAATGGGAGATCTACAGCAAGCCTGGAAAAATGCTAGAACCCCTACATATAGTCCAGCACCAAAATCCACAGATGCGGCTGCTGCTTCACAAGAAGATCAAGCAGCAAATAATGCAAAAGCTGGACAGTTTGTAAATAACCTTCTCTATAACCGTAAGTTTAAGGGTGAGCAGGATGCAAGAACTCCTGCTCAAGATCCAGATATGGCAACTGGTGCATATAGTACAAGAAATTATGGCAACGGAACACCCGATGCTCAACGTGGTCAACACAGTATGGATCCAGAAACATGGATGGGCAAGGGCACCGATGAGGATCCTATGAGATATGTTCCAAAACAAGTTTCTACACAAGATGATCGACCAACTTCAGGTAGAAGATTTAACTATCCATCATCTACCATGGATTTGTTAAAATTATATGGTGTAAAATAATGTCTTATCTGACAGATTATTATAAAAAACAATGTGTATTATTAGAAGAAAGACTACAATATCTTTCTTCTGAAATTAATACATTAAAATATAATCTGTCAGAAGCTGATTATTCATCAGCAATGGATGCAATGATTAATATGCCTGCAGAAGAGTTTGAGGCAAAGATTAAAGGGCATCCACAAGAAGGTATGGGAAGATCTGCTAGAATGAATGGTAGAGCAGCTATGGGCCTGCCACCAGATCCACCAAGAGGTCGTTCTGCATCAAGTAGCACAACATCTACAACTATAGGATCAATAGGAAAAAAAATAGCCTCCCAATTTCCTACAAAGTTATCACAATATCCTGCAGAAACTGCAAAATATGTTAAAGATGCTATAGTAAGTTTAAATCCTGTAAAACTAACTCCAGGAAAAAAACTACCTGTTGGATTAAATCCTTCGGGACTTCGTAATATAGGTGGTCTTGGAGGGGGATTGGCAGCTTCGTATGGTGCAAATACAGCAATGGATGCTCTGGATATAAAAAATGAATTTGTTCGACAACCAATTGATTGGGCTGCATTTGCAGCCGGAGATCAACTTATGAAAACTGGTTTAACACGAGCTCTAGTTCCAGCAACTTTTGGTGGTGCTGCTGCCGGACTTGCGGCTATTGCTGGATATAAAACTGGTGAATATATTGGAGATAAGACAGGATTGCATGATGCTATTGGAAATCAACTTGGAGGAGCATCTAATTTAAATACGACTCCAACAGGTATTCCAGGTGGAACTAGAACACAGATTCTTAAAAATGCCAAAGAAGATCCAACATTTAAAATAACTCAACAAGGTAAAGTAAAATGAAATACTTGTGCACAAGTGAAACTTTATTTGCTACAATAAATAAAATCAATGAAGGTATAATTTCAGGTAAAAATGTTATTAAATATGCTGAACCAGCAGTAACACGATCAATAAAAAATTTATTCTTTACACCCGCTGCTCATCCAATTGTTAGAGTAGAGCCAAATGTTAAAGAAACTATTCCAGTAGAAGTAAAACCACAAACTCCTTTTACTTTTGAACAACCTAAAACATATTCAATAACTCCATATAAAGCTCCAGCTAATACAAATTCTATTGTACATACTCCACCACAAGAGTTAATAATTCCGGGTACAAATAGAAAATTGTTAACTGGTCCTAAAAAAGAAACAAAAAACGCAATAGAACCTTATAAATTTGAAAAAATTAAAACAGATCCTGAGCCAAAACCCATAGTAAAGCCAGAGCCAAAACCAAAGGTTAAAGAGACAAAAGCAAAATTTGCATTTCCCTTTGGTGGAATTGATACACCAAATAGAGGAGCAGGTTCTATAAATGAACCAGCCTCTATAAGCGATCTTCCTCTCAATTTAAGAGTAGATTCTATTGGTTCATACGCAACACGACAGAGAATGTAATAGATTATTGCATATTAGAAAATGTGATGTATACTTGTTTGGTGAAAATATATGCCCAGTATCCCTTTTAAACAATTCGTTCATAAAGATTTATTAATTGAAGGTGAAATAAAAGAAGCTGGTATAGATGGAAAACGTCTATACCAAACTCCTGAAGGTATTTTTCCCTCTGTAACCTCTGTTGTTGGATTTAAAAAACAACAATTCTTTGCTGAATGGAGACGAAAGAATCCAGAAGAAAGCAAACGAGTTTTAGCTAGAGGTACTAAATTTCATGGTATTATTGAAAATTATTTAAATAATGTAGATTTAGATATTGATAATATGCATTCTGGAATGAAATCTCTATTTTCAATTATAAGACCAGAAATAGATAAGATTGATAATATCGTAGCATTAGAAACTCCGCTATGGTCTAAAATACTTCAACTTGCTGGTCGTACCGATTGTATTGCAGAATACGATGGTAAATTATCAATTATAGATTTTAAAGCAAGTACTAAAGAGAAACGTGAACGTGACATTGATAATTACTTTACTCAAGCAACTGCATATTCGTTAATGTTTCAAGAACGTACTGGAATTATTATTGAAAATTTTGCTATTTTAATTGCCTGTGAAGATGGAAAACCACAAGTATTTCAAGGAAATCCACTTAAATATGTCAGAGAATTAAAAAATCATATCACATATTATAGGAACCACAATGGCTTGGGATAAAGCAGATAAAACAATAGAAGATCTTGTTAATCAAAGAGGAACCAAATTGTGGACTCAAATGAATGACAATTCTAAAGCAACTAAGAACAGAGATTTGTTTGTATCTCAGTATGGTGGATTCTTTAAACAAGAAGGTAGATATTGGGTATGGGTTAGTGCTGTTACATTACATAATGGATATTGGCTTAAACGAGTCGATACTGGTGAAAAAACATTCTTTACCAATATGGCAGAATTTGCTAAAGCACAAGGAATGACATCTAACAAAATATGTGAACTATTAAACGGTAAACGTAAAACATACAAAGGCTGGACAGCAGTTGAACTTAGACCAGTGAAAGATAGTGTTGCACCTAATATCAAACTAAAGGCACCTAAAAAGAAACAAACAAGAAGCACTAAAACAGTGACTTTTGTTGATTTACAGACGAATGCTATTTTCACAATCAATAATCTGTCTGAATTTGCTAAGAATAATAGTTTAGATTATAGTAAGATCAAAAAGCTAGCAAATGGAAAATGTAAAACTTATAAAAATTTAAAGTTATACAATCCATTGGAACAATATAAGGAATCTCCAGAGCCTAAATAATTGGAGATGAACTTTAAAACCCTTTTATCACAAATTTTGCATAAAGTCGACCTTCAAGAGGCAAATCCTGTTCTTAGTGGGGTTTCTGAAAAGAAGGAACGAGCTAAATCAAATTCTACGGATAACAAGTCCAAAGATGCAGCCCGTAAACGTGTAGAACGTTCACGTGAAATACCACGTGATAAAAAATCTAAACAAGAATTACTTAAAGACATTATTATCGTTGAAGTAAAATCAACTGGTAAACGTCAAATTATTTTTAAAGATTCGTATAATGCTGGTATCCATGAAAAAATCAATAAAGGTGAAGTATCTTTAGGTGAAGCTCAACAGGTTACTCAAAGTGATAACTTTGAACAAACTCGAGCATCAAAGTTGTTAGGATTCAATAAACAAGACAAAGATTCTGAGACAACAAACAAGGGTAAAAGTGAGCAGAAATCAAGAGATGATTCTAAACCATCTTCATCTCAAGATAAAGAAGGAAAAGAAAAACCTAAAGCCAAAAGAATGAGTAAGGATGATATGTTCCAATCCATGGCTCAAATGACTCCAGAACAATTAGTTGGTATGCCACCTGATTTGCGAAATGAATATTTTAAAATGGTTAGGAAGCCAACTCCTAACAGTGATTTTGATAAAATGTCATATGAGAGGTTAAGTGTAGAATATGGATTGTCCGATGTTAGCGGAGCACCATATAATGAACAAGTAATGAATGCACTTGTCTTTTTAGCTAAACTAAAAACTGGTGCGAGTGACCAAGAAGTACAAACTTATTTTTCATTAGCTCCTGATGCTAGAGAATTTACTCGTTCTGCATTTTTTACTGCAAGAAAAATTCTTTCTCAGGTTGGTGAACAATGTCTACAAAATTTAATAACAAATGTGGAAACAACTGGCAAGCCTGTTAGTTCAGATGGTGCACCTGATATGTCCTGTGGTGAGTATAGATTTAAAATAGCTGCTGCTGGTGAAATATCTTTTTCTAGTACTGAGTTTGATCAAAGTAATAAGAATTTTAAAAATTATGTTAGTAATTCTTTTACTCAAGCATTATCTAATCCAGAATTAATTGGAAGTGATCCACAACTCAAAGCTGCATTTGAAAAAATGCAACAAGGAAAAGAACAATTTTCTAAGATTTTAGTTCCAGATGAATTGGTTGCACAAATTCAAGCAGATCCAGCATTGTTGAAAAAATTACAACAAGCAAAAATTCTCGGACCAGATGGTAGTGTAGTGGGTACAATTTTTGATGAGAATGGAAATCTAAATCCACTTGCTTCGGTTTCAAATTATAGTAAAGCATGGTCAGATGCTGCAAAAGATTTGATCAAAGGTAAAGCTAAGAAAAGCTCTTTAAAAAATAATGTCATTACTAGTTTATTAAAAACTATTTTACGTGGTGATAATATAACAGACCCCGATCAAGCTCCAAATCATGTAGTTACTATTAATGGCATTTTACCAATGTCTGATGATTATTTTAATCAAATTGCACAAAATTCAGATATTGATATTAAACCATCAAAAGATATTATTACACCTTCAAATGTTTTAAATTACAAACCATCTGCTGCGGAACTGTTAAAAAGTTACACAACAGTAGTTGAAGCTGCACAACCAAAGAAAAAAGAATCTTTAGAAAGTCTATTAGTTCAAAGAGATTCTATTGAACCAATTGGTATCATGGTAAATTCCATTGTAAAAAATAATGACTTCTTATTAAATGGAAGTCTTCTTCCAGGTTTCAATACTAAAGATTTAAATGGTGTACAGTACAATTATGTAACTATTGGAAAGAAGACTATAAAAATTCCAGTTATGAAAGGTGAAAATATTAGTAATGAAGTGCTTGGTGAATCTGTAGTCTTTGTTAATGATATTTTGATTGAATCTTTAACCAATAATTTTGTTTTAACTAATTTAGTTCGTAATGAACTTGTTAGTGAAACAGAAGCTGGATTTATTTTAAATTCATCAGAACTATTAACTGAAAATTCTGAATATGTAATGTTAAATGTATCTTCAATATATGAAAATGTTATGCAAAGAATAATTGACGAACCTCTTCGTCTTTCTGGATTTATTGGTGACATGATGGTCGAAGTATATAAGCGTGATTATAAAAAAGAATATAAAAATTATCATGGTAAGAAGAAACAAAGAAAAGAACGATCTGCACGAGGTACTGCACGGGACTTGATGATTAAAAAGGGTAGAGCTAAAAAAGGTGATGGAAAAGACATTGATCATAAAAGACCCCTTCGGAGTGGTGGTTCAAAAGGTATAAATAATTTAAGAGTTCGTGATAAGTCTGCAAATAGAGCAGATAATGGTCATCACAAGGGTGAACACCAAAATAGAGATTAATAATGAAAAAGAGCAGTTTTAACAAAATCATAAAAGATAATCCATTATCCAAAAATAAATGCAGATTAAAGGTAATTCAAGAAAACATTGTTAATAGCACCATAAAATCTCTCAATGAACACGTTTACAACCCAGACATTTATGGGCTAATAAAAAATAGGACTAAATAAAGGACACCATGAAATTTAAAACACTACTCAAAACCATCACAAAACTCGTTGAAAATGCGGGTGAACATACTGTTGGAGACGGTCTTTATAGCGATCCTAGAGCCCCTCAAGGTCAATCTCCGCTCACAGACAAGGGAACTTTTAACCTAGCCCTCCCAAGGCAGATAGACGCTATTAACGCTATGTTGTACACCTTCTCCTCAAGAGATTACATCAATCCAGATGCTGTTATGAGTGTTGTAGGACAAAAATTGAATCTTGTTGGATTAGACTTTGCAGAACCAAAAATGCCACTTCAAGATGGTGTTACCAATTTTGAACTAGTTCAATACGGTAGTCCACAATTGGGTGTCTATGGTCAAAATCCATATGATGATGTAAATAAGGCTGGATTCAAACAAGGTGATGGTATTAAAGAGAAACTAGGTCATTCCTTAGCCCTTCAAGTTACTGTAACTCTACAACCAAACCATCTACGTAAAGTTAGTCTGGTAATCGTTCCGACAGCCACTTCTTCATATAATATGGATCTAGATAAAAATGATTGCGGCTGCAAACACTGAGATCATAATGATTGATAAAAATACTCCCCTGACAGAAGAACTATTTCTCGAATTCTGTCAGGGCTGTTATTTCAACAGTGAGTGCACAGGCAAAGCAGAGTTCATGGATGACTTGAAGAGAATCAAATATGTAAAAAGACTTTTACAGAAGATTCATAAACATAAAACTTTAAAGTCAATACGTGAACGACTTATAATAAATCATATAATAATTTTAAGAAATGTGTTTGGCGAAGAAAATGCCATACGCATTTTGTTTTTTAAAGTTGAACCAAGACTATATTCGTATTTAAAATCATTTACCGTATTCTTAAATTTTAATATTAAAAATTTACCAGAAGTAAAATATTCTGAACTGAATACTGACCCAAGAGTAGATAGAAAATTACTACAGGTTGAAAAATGAATACACCACAATACATTCCTTCATTTTATTTTTATAAATTTGCTCAAGAAATTTCTGAGCCATTTACATCATTGCAGGCTTATCAAGCAGGATCAATTGATGAACATGGTAATATTTTAAAGGCAGAAAGTAGTATTGATCCATTAGAATATCTTGTAATTAAACTTAAAAAGATCTTTGCTGAACTTCCATCTGGAATGACAAAGGCAAAGTTAAACAATTATTTAAGTACACTTCAATTATTTGGTGAAGAGGTACAACAAATTGGAATCACTGAAGGTGAATATATGGGTCTTGTTGAAGGACACATTGCCTTATATGTAAATCAAAACTTAAGTTATATTGAATTGTGTGAAGACATGGCTGGCGGTGGCATGTCAACTGCTGGAACATCACCTGGTTATAATAATGGAAGTGTATCTGGATTTGATCCTGAGTTAGTTTCTGGTATTCAACGAAGAAAACCTTTACTAAAAGGACTAGATAATTGTGAGATGTACGATGTTTGCCCAGAAGAAATGGGGCACTTTAAGGCAGCAAAGGCATGGAAACATGTTCCCGATAGTGAAACTAAAACATATTTGCAAAGAGCCCAATCAAGAAATGCAAAAAAGATAGCTGTTCGTTCAGTTAATCCAGATACTGGTGAACAAGATGTTCATTGGATAAATTATCCTACGAAGAGTTTTAAAGAACAATATAAATTATAAATCCCCTTTCGGGGATTTATTTTTATTCTTGAATAAATGTCTTACAACACTTAGGCTTTGAACAACCAGCATTTTGTCTGGCTTCTGTAATCACTCTAGTGTTAGCATCATCCCAACCAGTAGCCCATTCTTCCCAATACACACTGGTAGACTCATTCACATTCGATGCTCTTTCTGCACCACCCATACGGGCTGCATAACCTTTTTGATATGCTTCACCTGGAATATATGTCATTGAAATTCTCCTGAATTATCTATTGGTTTAATTATAATCTGATTAAGCAACTTATCTAGTGCTTTGACGTGTGCAAACTGTTCCTGAATAGCAAGATATCCACGAATCTCAATAAGTTTAAAATACTCTTCTTGACTAAATGGAGTAGTCTTAGGCTTATGTCGAATAGGTCTGCGCGAAGGCTTTGGTGAATTGTTTGGATTAAACTTATTGTTTGGATTAAATGACTTCTTCTGATTTTCTTTAGTCCATTGATCTAAAATGTCATCCATGTTAAGATAGTCACGAAGACTATCGGCAGGATTTTCACCATTACGCATTTGATCCCACATCTTCTTAAATTCTGGGCTAGAATTGCCAAAGAAGAAGAATCCGTTATTTGGATTGTTCTCTTCGCTATCGTCACCATTTTGCCAATTTCTAAAATCGTTATGATCTGAATTTCCCATTAGTTTCCTTTAGACATCAAAAAATTGTTCGTAAACTTGCTTACCACGGTTATCTGTTACAGAGACAAATCGAACGTGTCGTTCAATTGAATCACTAATATTTAGAGGGTCTTTAGGACCAAACTCAATGGTCTTGATCCATGCAGGACAGCCACCAATAGAAATGCGAACTTCAGTTCCATTTGCATCAGTGCCATAAAAATCAAAGGAAGATTTCTCTCCATTATAATAGGTGAAAAAACAATCAATATGATCATACTTCTTTCGAAGTTCATCAAACGACATCATTGTGGCAGTTTTAGCCATTGGGCAATCTCTTTTGCTTGACACACACAGGAAGTTGACCACTCGCGTCAAGACTGCGAAGTGTACCAACACGAGCCTTCATAAGACTCTGAATACGATTGCGCTTCATGCGTTCTTCACGCTTCTTGTGAGCACGCTTGGTAATACGTTGTTTTGAGTTAGGCATAATAATAATATACTCCAGTTTATTTATTCGTCAAGCAAATCAACTCTGGATTGAAGATCATCAAGTTTATCCATGAGTTCTTCTAATTTGTCAGTAAAGTCAGTAAAGTTTTTAGATGTAAGAATAGTTTCTAATTGTTTGAGTCGTTGTACTAAATGTTCATTTTTAATCTCTAATTCTTTCATTCTAGCATTGAGTGCTTGATTGATAGCAACTTGGTTTGACCCAGGTTCATGTAAACCATTGAGATGTGGATCATATTCATAATGTTTAGGAGATTTATACATTTTTTTAACTTGCTTGGCTTTATCCAAGGCTTTATCTAAATTTAACATCGGATCTTTCTTATAATATGACTTTGTTTTAATTGGATCTTGGGGTGTTTCCATGCTCATATTATACACATATCCAAGGAGAAGTCAAATAATAAATGCAAAAGGAGGGATTCGAACCTTCGTAGAAATTAATCAGCAGATTTACAGTCTGCCCTCGTTGACCACTTGAGTACTTTTGCGTAGTTTATTTAGGTGATTTTTTAGACTTTTTCTTTACTGGCTTCTTTTTAAAAATTTCTTCATAATTTTTACCATATTGTTCCAAATTTACGTGTCTGGGGGAACTTCCCTTACCTGCACCGTTTGAACCATAAGTCATAGGGGAAGTATAGCATATAGAACTTTTGTGTCAACTAAATAATAATATGAAGAATAAAGGTTATTACGGTTGGATTCATTCCTTAAACGAAGCCGCTATGCAATCTCACCAAAATGGGATTGAGATGCTAGCTGAACAAGCCGCACGTAAAGAACAAATGCTCAATGAAGCAAATGATCGAGAAACACCTTCAATTAATACACGTATTAAAGGAAATCCAAGAGCTGGTAATATAACAGATGTAGGTGAAGATGATCCTAGTGCTGTATTGGATACCTCTAAAGGATTTGTAAATCTATTAGCAAATATTAATTATGGTAAAGATAGTGGCGATCCTGCAACATATGGCGTTGCACCTCTACCGGCTCAAGACCAATTAACTCTTGGTGCACGTGGTAAAGTTCCAGAATTTGAAGGTAAAAATAAACGTATTGTACCTCTAGAACGAGGTAATCAAGGTCCTGGAGTTGAAAGAGCCCTAAGAACTATTACAAGTATGGCACAAGGTGTACAAAATGCTGGAGCATCACCTTTTGATGATACTGGTTACGAAGATATTCCTGATGTTGCGGGTTATGAAATGGGTGATCGTACACCGGGTACATCTGGAGCAGATCTTGATGTATACAGAGAAATACGAGCACAAAAGGATTCTGATTTATCTTCTTCCAGAGGACTTGCAGGTTCACGCGCTGGTGAAAAAGCTAGATTAGCTGCTGCAAAAATAGCAAAAGCACGAGTTGCTGCTGCAGATTTAAAAGTTTCTGATAGAGATGGTGATGGTGATAGAGATGCAAATGATGCAGCACAAGGTGCTCGTATTGCACAAGCTAACGCAACAAATTTTAGTGGTCCAATGGCTGCAAGTGCAAGAATTGAAATGGGTTCACCAGTTATGGGTGACGATGAAATTGTAGCACAGGCATCTGCTCCTAAAAGAGCTAGACTTAGAGGTACTTGGCCTCAAACAGCCGAAAGTCTAGCAGCATCTGCTGGAGTAGAAGGTACAAATTCAAAAGAAGCTATGAATGCTCTTACTCAAGCTGCTTTGTCAAATTTACCAGTAAGAATGCAAGATGCCCGAGCACAAGATAATGTTCGAAGAGACGATAGATCTAGACTCGAAGCCATTGCTGCTGCAAAAGCTTCTGCTAGTTTAGCAGCACAAGAAGGTAGAGCAAAAGGAATGGGCAGTCAAGGTATTGCCGATTATGCCAGAGATGCTGCAAGAGCTGCTGTTAGAGGAACTATGAGTAGTGATAGACCACAAGTATTGGGAACCGTTAAAGGTCCACCTAAAAATGCTCGTGTTGTTACAAGATTAGCTACTGAATCAGTAACAGATAAAATTACAAGAATGTTAAACGGTTAAAGATCTGGGTTTCCGATTTCTCGAGTCCATTCCCATTCTTCCCATAACATTTTAGCAAAATCGTCGTCAGGATCATGACGGCGCATTTCTAATTCTGCTAGACCTGGTGCTGAGATTGCAGCATCCATTTCCCAAGATAGCCAAAACCACTCACCCTTCTTAAGAAGGTTGTTGGTAATCAGACATCGAATGTCTTTAGACATGTTAGTTAATATACCAAGCAGTAACACCGCCAGCCAATGCTGTAACAGCATATACCTGCATAGGTAAAAT